CCCAATAAATGCAGCTTTTAGAAGTAACGCTAAAAATACTGATAGCATTTATTACGCAAGTAAAAATTCTCCAGTTTACTATATTGATAACGCAGTTCTTAATGTTTTACCAATTCCAGATAATGATGAAATAGTAAAAATAAGTATAGTGTTACCTGATACATCTATAGCACATGATGATTCAACAATAAGTAATTTCCCATCAGAAATGTATCATGCAGTTATTTTATATGCAGCTGTTCAATTATTACATAATAAGATGGCATCATTGAATGCAGATTTACCTTCTGATCTAGATTCGGATACTACAGTATTTGATGCCTTAGCAGATGTTAGCATCGATTTAGCATTATCAAGTTCTTTGCCTACTGCAATAGATATGAATTCAGTAAGTTTGCCTAGTGCAATAAATGTTACTTCTTCACTTCCAAGCCCTATAGCAGTAGCGAGTAGTCTACCTACTGCAATAAATATGAGTACTGCCGATTTACCATCAGCTATTACAGTGGATTCTGCTCTGCCAAGTTCTATGGCTATCTCTAGCAGTTTACCAGATGGTATAGATATGTCTGCAGTTAGTTTGCCAGATGCTGTTATAAGCATTGATTCTTCCTTGCCTAGTGGAATAGCAGTATCAAGTAGTTTACCAGATGGGTTCACTTCTTCATTAGGTAGTTCTTTACCAGGAGGGTTCACATCTTCATTGGCTACTTCTTTACCTAGTGAAATGGCGGTATCCTCTTCGTTACCTGGGGGATTTACAAGTTCGTTAGCTACTAGTTTACCGACTGGATATTCTATAGAATCTGCATTGCCAAGTCCAATGGCTATTAGTGGAAGTATACCAGCAGCTATTGATGTTAGTTCTGTTACTTTCCCAACTGAATTTTCTTTATCAACAACTATTCCTACAATTGCTATACCAGATATTCCTGCTGATTTTCAGGATGCGATGGATAAGGCCAAGAGCTTAATAGACGATGCTGGCGGTGGAGCCTTTACAACTACAGCGGAAGGATGGCTTGTTGACGAAGATGAAGAAATGGCTCAAGCTACTGTCCAGACAGCTTCTCAGGAATTACAGAGAGCTAGTTCTGCATTAGGTAAATGGCAACAAGATATAGCTAAAGCTAGTACAGGATTTGAAGGCGACTTGAAGAAGCATCAAGAAGATATGGCAAAAGAGATGCAAAGAATTCAAGGTGATGTTTCGAGATTTACTTCTTTGCTTGGCAAGGAATCAAGTAGAGTAGAAACTGAATTAGCCAAATACAGTGCAGAGATTCAAAAAGAAGGTCAGAGAGTTCAAACGGATGTAGCAAATTTTACAGCTGAAGTTCAAGAAGAGAACCAAAGATATCAAACAGAATTAAGTGTATATAGTGCTGAAGTAGCAAAAGAAAGCCAAAGAATACAATCTGATTTAGCTGAATATAGTGCTGAAGTCTCAAAAGAATCTGAAAGAATCCAGACTAATATGGCAAAGTATAGTGCTGAAGTTCAAAAAGAAGCACAGAGAGTACAGACAGATATTACTGAATATAGTGCCGAAGTTCAGAAAGAAGCTCAGAGGATTCAATCTGATCTTGCTAAGTATACAGCAGAAGTGACAAAAGAAGGACAAAGGGCTCAGGTAGATACCAGTAATTATACGTCAGAGTTACAAAAAGAGGGCCAGAGGATACAAGCAGAAACAAGTAAATATACTGCTGAATTAGAAAAAGAAGGCCAGAGAATGCAAAATGCAGTTGGTATATATACTGCTGAGATACAGAAAGAAGGACAGCGCATACAGGCAGAAACTACTGTGTATACTACTGAGTTATCTTTGAAAAGTGCTCAGATGCAACAACAGGTATCAAAATGGAATAGTCTTTTAGCTAGTGAGCAAGCTAGGGTAGAGCAAGAAGCATCTGTATATCAGAATGAGCTTTCAAAAGAATCTGCAAGGATTCAGCAAGAAACATCTACATATACCAGTCATCTTTCAAAAGAAACTTCCAGAGTCCAGCAAGAAGCTGGGAATTATTCCAGTCAGTTGTCAAAGGAAACCGCAAGGATACAGCAAGAGTCTGGCAACTATAGTGCAGAATTACAGAAGGAGAGTGCTCGTGTTCAAAATGAGCTTTCAAAGTATAATGCTAATTTACAAAAAAAGGTTACTCTTTATACTACAATCATAAGTAAATTATCCACAGATTACCAGTGGCTTCAGAGTCAATATCAGGTTGTAAAGCAAGAGTTAGCTGAATTTATGGGCCCGTATTCTAAATCAAGGAAACTTGACAGTACAGCCGAAGGAGTAAGACGTTGAAATTAAAGGAAATGGTAGAATCAGTACAACAGCATCATCCTGACTTAGGAGTCACGGAGATAGTGAAGATGTTGAATATTGCTCAAGAAGAATACAGCCAAAGGACAAGAATGCTTGAAAAAGCTACACAGTTTGATCTAGCAACAGATCAGAGATATTATGCGTTAGATGATGCAATTCTTGAAATTAAATCAGTAGATATGGAGAGTGCTGACGGAAGCACAGACCATGTAAATATACCGAAACTTATCGGTAGACCAATAAGAAGGGACTTAACATAATGGCAACAACATTCAAAATACAATATGCTGCTTCTGCTACCCCTATTGAATCTACTCAGCTTACTGACACAAGTAATGTCGCTACATCAGTGCATAGTAGTATCGATAAGTCAGTAGGTGGAGGAAAAGAGATTTCATGTAGCACGACAGCTGCTAATGTAGCTTATAAAGATTATACTACTACTGCTGCTACAGATACTACTTTTGATACAGCTGTAGGTGGCAATATAGATGCAATAGATTTTCTTATGGTGAAAATAAGAGAAGCAGGGGCATCAGGGACTCCTGATGTAACTATTGAAATAGGTGGACAAATAGCCTCTAAACTTATAGGTGTAGGGGATGTATGTCTTCTGAGACCTAGTGGTGCAGATGGGTCTGCAATAGAAATATTTTCATCTGGTAGCACAACACTTGCTAAAGTAGATATATTACACGGATTAGAATCATAATGGCTGGAACGTATGTAGATAATTGGAGTAGTAAATACTCCTCAAATCAATGGGTTTGGTGGACTGAAAGGGATGCTGTTGGCATTGCTAAGTTTAATCCAAACTCTGAAAGATTTAATTCTCCAGGTTCAGATCAGAACGGAAAGAAGATAACGCTTTTTTATTATAAGAAA